GAGAACACCCATGGCCCTTACAGTCGCACAGAAGAAGCAGCTTGACCTAGGGAGTGCCAAGGGCATTCTCACTACCATTACATTTGACTCATCATACACCACTGGCGGAGAGGATATCACCGCTGCTGACTTCGGACTAGGCGAAGTGTACGGGCTCATCCCGATGGCGGGCGCTCCGGGGTACACTTTCCAGTTCATCGCCTCAACAGGCAAGCTTCTTGCTTTCAACGGCACGACTCAAATCGCTGGCGCTGTCAACCTTTCTACTCTAGCCGTTGACTTCTTGGCCATCGGCATTTAATCGTGGTTGTCGCTAGGGAGGTTCCGGCACACAAGTCCAATCTGCCTCGCCCGACAGAGGGCTCGAAGCAGACCGGCGCTGTGTCTCGTACTAGGAACCTCTCTGGCGAGAAGCGCAAGGCGGGTCGGCCAGTCGGTTCTAAGACACGCCCTAAGTCGCTTGTTCCCACGGAACTAGCCAAGGAGCTTCTGCTGCAGTTTGAGGGCGTTATCCCTCCTGAGCATTTCGAGTACCTAAAGTCCGTTATCAAGGGCGGTGGTGCGGTCTCCACAGAGCGAGAGCTTGAAATCCTAATCCTGCTTCTGGGACGCAACCTGCACCCCGCCCTCGTAGGGGAGATGCTCGGCGAAGAACAGATAGATGTAGATACCGAGACCGGCGAGGTTCTCGGGACGTCCAAGAAGGTAGTCTTCCGTCGTGACGTAACTGAGCGCCTAAAGGTGCTAAACTCTCTCCTTACTCTCAGGCACCAGATTGAGAAGAATAAGGACGAGGAGAAGGACGGCAAGCAGCCGCTATTGACTATTGTCGCAAATCGAGACCTCCTTAACGGTGGACGACTGGGCATCCTTGTTGGCGGAGCATCCGGCCTTGTGGTTGGAAGCGCTGACGGACTTGGACGGCCTGCCCTTCCGCCTAGAACCGTATCAAGTCCGCTTCCTGAATGACAGGTCCGTCTTTCGCATTGTAAACAAGAGCCGCCAAATCGGCTTCTCCACCATCATCGGCGGTGAGACAGTCCAGAAGGCTGCGGTAACCCCTTCTTACAAGGCGAACATCGTCTCCATCAACCAGAAGGAAGCTGCAGATAAGATTACCATTGCTGGTAACCTGTATCACTCTATACCTGATGAGTTCAAGGAGAGTGAGCCAGTCCTGAAGCCGGTTCTCTGGACGAACGCGACGGACGAAATCTCGTTCCATCGCCCTCCGTATACTTCGTCTATCATCTCTCAGCCCGCATCTGCCGCTGTCCGTGGTGGGCGCAAGGATATCTACTTCGACGAGTTCGCGCACATCCGCGATGCCGTCAAGTTGTACCGGGCAGCTATGCCAGCCATCACTCGCGGTGATAGCCGACTGACTATCATCTCGACGCCGCTGGGGCAGAGCGGGCTATTCTACGATATCGCGTCTAACGACCAAGCGTACCCGGAGTACAGCAGACATGCCGTTCCTTGGTGGGAATGCAGCGCGATGGTCGTGCCGGAGAAGTACGAGGAAGCCCTAGCGCTGGCAGCGGCGGTAGAGGGCTCAGAGGAGCGAGTCCTAGCCTACGGGACGGACAAGCTGCACATCATCTACAACGGCTTCGGAGGCGACCTAATCGGGTTCCAGACGGAGTACGAGGCGACGTTCGCTGACGAAGCTTCAGCGTACTTCACTTGGGACCTGATTGTCAACTGCACCGACTCAGAGCTACCGGTTCTGCGCGAGTGGAACCCAAACTACGACTCGGCTGGGTTCATCTCAATCGGCGTTGACCTAGCCAAGGAGCGAGACCAGACGGTATTCACCGTTGTCGAGCACCTTGATGGCGGAACCAAGAAGGTTTTGTTCACAAGGAACACACAGGCTCCGTATTTCGAGCAGTTCGAGTACCTCAGAACGCTCATCGCAGCTACTCACGCAAATCGCGTCACGATTGACCAGACTGGTGTAGGCCAGAAGTTCGTTGAGGACGCCAAGCGTGAGCTAGTCGGAACCGTCATAGAGGGCGTTGTCTTCACTAATGCCAAGAAGGAGAAGTGGGCAACGCAGTTTAAGGGCGATATGCAAACCGGTAGGGTCTCTTGGCCCAATATCGGAGACCTAAGACGCCAAATCCACGCTATCAAGCGCACAAAGACCGAAGCTAACTTCTATAAGTTCTCCGCCCCCGCGGACGACTATTTCTGGAGTTTGATGCTCGGTCTGTACGGTGAAGGACGAGTCCCCGGACGCATGTCCTTTGTCGGGTAAGCAAGAGGGCCTAGAGCCATGAGTAGACCAGTCGCAGTCAGGTGCTCGTGTGGTACGCTATTTGGTTACGCCGAGTCGAACGGCGAGCGTATCGCTATAAAGCATCGTGACCTATACCGCATCATCCGTGGTTCTGTCGAAGGCCCGTGCCGAAAGTGTGGCTCCCTCGTAAAGTGGGACGCTACCAAGGTAACGGAGGATGCCGAGTAATGGACACCCGAGACCTAGATAGGCTGGTCACCCAGACCGAAATCAACCCGTTCGTCAAGATGGCACTACGCAGAGTGCGTAGGGCAATCAACGATGGAGAGGTTACTGGTTTCTCAATCTCCAAGCACAAGTGGAGCGTAAAGGTATCCGACCCCAAGGGCCTGTCCTGCACGTGGACGTTTACATTGAAGGACAACAATGGCAGTTAGCAAGACTCCCACCGCAGCAAGACGCCCAAGGGCTGCCGTAGAGAAGGCCCAGATTACCGTTCCGACCCCCAAGAACCGAGCCAACTTCGGCGTTCTTGGGTTCTCGAAGGACGGTACTCCGCTTTCGATAGACAGAACACGCAAGGCCAAGTACGCGACGTACTACGAGATGTACAAGCAGCATCCTACCGTCCGTGCCGGTATCGAGAAGATTTGCAAGGTGGCTGTCGCTAACGGGTACAGGTTTACTCCGTCGTCAGCGGATGAGACGACAACCAAGACCCGCGTTGACACGCTCCGCAAGTTCTTTCGTGACAGCAACGGCTCGCAGCTTCTACGCGCAGCCTACCGAGACTGCCTAATCTACGGTGAGGGCTTCTGGCTAGTCATCGAGGACTCGAACAAGAACCCGCTCAGCGCTCGTCGCCTCCATCCTCAGTACATGGATGAGATTGTCGAGGGTGGCGAGCTAGTTAGGTGGCGTTTCGGCCCCGTTGTGGACAGCGAGAAGGCCGTCGAGTACGAAGCCGCTCAAATCATCCAGTTTAAGTTCGATGACCCGGATAACGACCTACGTGGCCTGAGTCTACTATCGGCCCTAGAGCTTTCTGTCGCAAGCGACTTGTTCGCCATGAAGTTCAACGAGAGCTTCTTCGAGAACTCAGCGCACACGGGCGTCATCTTCAACATGAAGAACTCCACTCCCGACGAGGTTGAGCGCAACAGAACGTGGATGGAACAGAACTACGTCGGAACCGAGAATGCCCACAAGCCTATCATCCTAGAGGGTGACATCGACATCTCTAAGTCTGTCTCGACTCGCGCAGAGATGCAGTTCATCGAGGGCAGAAAGTTCAACCGTGAGGAAATCCTATCTGTCCTTGACGTTGACCCCTCTAAGGTCGGCATCAATGAGAACAGCAACCGTTCCGTTTCTAAGGAAGCAGACAACACATTCCGTCAGGAGAATATCTCGCCGTTCCAGCTAGTCATTGAGGAGGAGGTTAACAACCACCTTATCATGACTCTATTCGGCTGGGATGACATCCTGTTCCGTCAGAATGACGCCTCTCGTCGTGACCAGCTAGACCTGATGAAGCTCTACGCTGAGGCGGAACGCCTTGGTGTCTTCTCGATTAACGAAATCCGTGGGGAACTTGGTCTTCCGCCCATCAGCGGCGGCGATATCTACTTCATCCAGACCGCAGCCGGTGCAATCCCGGTTGAGTGGCTCGATGACGTGGCCAAGAGGCTCATCGCACCCAGCGGCCAGCCTATCACCGGACAGGGTACCGCTGGTCAGCCGCCCACAGCCGACCAAGGTCTAACTCCTCCAGAGCCGACTGGCGCTGGCAATAAGCCTAAGGAGACCGGGAGCACCGATGGTTCTGCTGGCTCCACTCAGACAGATGGGTAATCTATGACACAAGCTGCTATCGCCTTCAAGTACACGTTCCCTATCGCTAAGGCTGAACAGCGTAGTGATGGGGCATACATCGTTGGGTACGCATCCGGACCCGAG